ATGTGCTACGCCTTAAGAACAGCTATATCGAGCAGGTCAACTCAGACTTTTACCGCCATCCGGATTTTGAGACCTTCGACGAACTCAAGCGCCCCCGGCAGTTCACTATCTCTTTCAAGTATCTGGTGAAGCGCCCCGGCACTCTTGCCTTCCATTTCAAGAACGAGAACAAAGAAGGTTTTGAGGAATACATCCCGATTTCCTTTTCTAAGGACCTATATCCCAGTACTGAATTCAAACAGATGGAGATAACCGGTAAGTGGAACGGAACCGGTGATTTCCACATGTCTTTTACCGGTGACATGTACTTGTATGCACTTACGCTAACCGATGATGCTCTTGCTGACTTGCGCGAGGAATTCAATATGCGTTTTGAACTTACAGACAAGAAGATTCAGGCGAACCTTGACGAAATCAGAAGCACGGCAGGCAAGCTTGAAGAGTATCACAGTGAATTCCTGCTTACCGCGCGCAACCTTGAAGCGAAGTTCACGGAGGACCTGACGAATACTGAGAGTCGTATAACGCAAGAATACACCTCTGCTATCGACATCTCCGCCCGTGGTCTGAAAGCTGAATTCACGTCCGGTCTTGTAGGCCTTGAGACTGGAATCACCGAAGCATATAAGTCTGCTATTGACATATCGGCCCGCGGTCTTCGTGCAGACTTCAGTGCGTCCGTCTCTGACCTGGACGGCAAGCTGTTCGCCCATGCAGGCAGCTTTCATGTGACTGCCGAGAAGATAGAAAGTATGGTGACCGCCACAAACAGCCTGAAGGGTACCGTGGAACAGCATACCTCAGCCATCAGCCAGACGGCCAGCCGTATAGACCAGTTCGTGCAGAAGATAACCTTCGATTCCAAAGGTAACATTACCAATATCGACAAAGCCGGTTTAGTGACGGAGAGCAATATCGCCACCATGTTTGCGGAAAAGGTCGACCCAAACGGTGATATCGTCAGGCGTGCTCAAATCAGCGCGTTCATCACCGAAGGCGAAGCGGGCAGGCTGATATCCAATGCTACAATCGAGGCTGACCGGATAAACTTTACGGGAAAGACCATCATCAACGGCAGTTTCGTGGTCGATACAAACGGGCGTGTGACGATGAACGACATCACGGCAAACAACCTGACTCTAAAGGGCAGCATAACGGGCACGGATGCTACGCTGAACGGCATCACAGCTAATAATCTGACATTAAAAGGCAATATCTCAGGTATTGACGCCATCCTGAACGACATTACTGCCAATAACCTTACGTTGAAGGGCAACATTACCGGGGCGGGGGCTACACTGAATGATATCACCGCCAATAATCTTACCTTGAAAGGGAGTATAACGGGCAGGGATGCTGTCTTGAACGATATCACCGCGAACAACCTTACCCTGAAAGGTACCATATCCGGTGCCAATGCCACGCTTAACGATATCACAGCCAATAATCTTACGTTGAAAGGAAATATTTCCGGTGCCAACGCCATATTGAACGGCATCACCGTAAACGGAAAGATAAACGCCTCCAGCGGCCGGATAGGTGACTATCTGTATCTGCATGGTAACGGTATATCCACCAACTCGAGAGCGTTCGTGACCGACCTTACAGATAGCACTACGCAATTCGAACTCAGCAAGAGCTACTATCTGCATGCGATAGCGTCGGACGGAGGAGCCAATAGCATCCTGATAAGGCCCTACCAGACTATGGAAGCGGGCACAGTCAAAGGGGTGGTAACCATCTCTGCAACCATTCCGGGGCGCAATAGGGCCATACACGTATCTTCCGGCGAGAGCTATTTCGGTGGTGATGTGATGGTGGGGAAGATGTATGCTCCGTCCTCCGGGACTCTGGAAATTGCCGGGCCGCTGAAGACGCAAGGTGTATACCGGAATACTGACGTGATACTCTCTTCGGTTACAAGGTACAGCATTAAGGCGACCGACCACACACTGCTTTTTTACGGCAACTGTACTATATCCCTTCCGTCCTCTTCTGACGGGCATGAGATATGGATAATGCCGAACGGGAATACCATCAGTTTTCCTTCCGGTACGTTCGCGAACTCTTCC